AGAATGGATGTATAACCCCGATGTTACTCCAAAGTGGTACCAGATGCCGATACGGTTGTTTAATGCAACCAGCACAGTTGAACACTGGCTTCACTGTTGGGACCCGGAACAAAAAGACCTCTGGGTGCATGAACAAGACCCGGTATCGGTAAAGGAAAATGTGTATGGAACTGACCGGTTCGGAGAATTGTTTGGGGCTATACTGAAGAAAGAATACCCTGATACCCCATCAGCATACATATCAGGAGTTCGTGCAGAAGAAGCCCCTAAACGATACATGGCAGTTACTCAATATTTGACGTATAAAGATGTGACATGGGGTAGTATTCAGAACAAATCAAAGCACCATTACACATTTTATCCAATATACGACTGGTCATATACCGATGTCTGGAAAGCAATTCATGATAATAAATGGAAATACAACCGGATATATGACCTTCAATATCAATATGGTCTCCCGATTGCCGAGATGAGGATATCTAATATTCATCACGAAACCGCAGTCAAATCCTTATTCCATCTACAAGAGATGGAACCAGATACCTATAACAAAGTGACTCGGCGTCTTGCCGGTATTGATATGGCCGGGAAGATGGGAATCGACGACTATTTTATCAATGATTGCCCGGACATGTTCAAGGATTGGGTAGAATACCGGGATTATCTGTTGGATAACCTTATTGACGAACAGTGGAAGCAGCGGTTCCGAGACAAGTTTAAACGTATGGATGAAATCTGGGCAGACGTAATGGGGAAAACTCTCTACAAAACTCAGATAAACAGTATCCTGACAAACGATTGGGAATTTTGTAAACTAGAAAACTTTGAAAGAAGACCAGCCAATGCACGTATCAGACTAAATAAACAAGGCAAAGGAATTTTAAAATGAATCGTTTATTTGAACAGATAAAGACTGAATATTCACGGTCTCAAAACAAGGTAGGGTTCCTGAACGATATCAGGAACTATCTGAATGAATTGTCTCCAACGAACAAACATCCTGTGGATTATGTCAGATGGGTTCCTATCGAAAAGGTTCAGGCAAACCAGTATAATCCAAACAGTGTAGCCAGGAACGAACTAAAACTGCTCCACACCAGTATTGACCATGACGGGTATACCCAGCCGGTTGTTACCATCTATGACTCAGAGTCAGACAAATATATCATTGTTGATGGGTTCCATCGGTATTTCGTGATGAAGTCTCATCCTGATATCGCACAATCCACCGGGAACCATCTTCCGATAGTGGTCATCAGGAAAGATATCAATGACCGGATGGCTTCAACTATCAGACATAACCGGGCAAGAGGAAAACATGCCATATCAGGTATGTCAAATATCGTGTTCAGAATGCTTGACAACGGATGGAAAGATGCCGACATTTGCAACGAACTTGGGATGGAAGTTGACGAACTTGTTAGACTAAAACACATTACCGGGTTCTCAAAACTCTTCAAAGATGTTGAATACAAGAGAGCATGGGAATCAGACCGTCAGATACGATACAAAAAGGATGTAGAGAAGGAGGCTACCTCATGAATGTTGAAACCGTAAAAATTGATACTATCAAGCCATATTGGAGAAATCCGCGAAACAACAATGCTGCCGTTGATGCAGTAAAGGAAAGTATAGAGAAGTATGGATACAACGTCCCGATTATCATTGATTCAGGTGGAGTAATCATAACCGGGCATACCCGATACAAGGCACTGGTGAAACTTGGGTATGATGATGTTCAGGTCATTCGTACAGACATGACCCCGGAGAAAGCAAAGGAATACCGAATAGCAGATAACCGGACCTCTGAACTATCCACATGGAACTATGACAACCTCATCCCCGAACTGCGGGAGATAGAAGGCATTGAAGATTTCATAGGAACATTCTATCCAGACGGCGATCTTGACAAATGGATGGATGACATCAACCCCGGAATGATGGACCCAATTCAAAACGATGCACCAGAACCCGTAACCTATGGAAACAGTTCTTCAGATGATTATACTCCCCCAATATCGAACGGGTATCAGTCAGTAACGCAGGCTGATATTGATAAAGCAGAAGCCCGGATGCACAACTCATTCAATAACGCTGTTGACGACTATTTTGACGACTTAATTGAACTAACGTGCCCGGATTGCGGCCAGACATTTTTCATAAAAGGAAGTGAGGTTGCAACCCGTGTAAGACTGAAACGAGAATTCAAGAAAATGGCTCAGTAATTTCAGTGGAGGACCAGAAGGAATGGGGTATCCAGATTCAAGCAGAGCGGAAACAGATTCAAGAGTGGCACAGGTTTATCGTCTTTTATTGAACGGACTGAAAAGACGGGATATCATTCAGTATATTTCAAACAAGACCGATTGGAACGTTACTGTCCGGACAATTGATAATTACATCAAAAAGGCAACCGATGAAATCGCTGCCGTAAACGATGCAGAAAAACTAGCATCGCGCGGAATGGCGTTGAAACGACTGGATGACCTGTATTTCAAACTCATGCAGAAAAAGGATTACAAGGGGTGTTTATCTGTCCAACGGGAGATAAACGAAGTCACCGGATTAAAGACCCTGAAACACGAGATATCCACAAACGGCCCGGCTGCAATTGATGAACTGATGACATATCTGAAGGAGCACCCCCCTGAAGATTAGTATTCCGAAGGGGAAGGCACACAGATTTCTTATATCACCCCCTTCCAGAACTAATATCCTGCATGGGTCCGTCCGGTCAGGAAAAACCGTTGTATCTATTTTGAAGTGGATTCACGAAATTAAAACCCATGCAACGGCAGAATCGTTAATGGTTGGGAAGACGGAGCGAACACTTATCAGGAACGTGATTAATCCGATGATGGAATATCTGCCAGAGGATGCATATCACCTGAATAAAGGGTCTGCTGAACTCACTCTGTATGGAAAACGGGTATATCTGGTAGGTGCAAACGACGAAAGATCTGAGCAAAAAATCAGAGGGATGTCATTGCAATTTGCCTATGTTGACGAAGCATCAATTATCCCGGAATCGTTCATCAAGATGCTTCAATCGCGTTTATCTGAAGCACATGCACGATTATACATGACCACGAACCCGGATAGCCCGTATCACTGGATTAAAAAAGAAGTCATCGATAACGCAGAGGAGTTGGGAGCATCTATATGGCATTTTGTCCTTGACGACAACCCATATCTTGACCAGGAGTATGTTGCTGCATTGAAGCGGGAATATTCCGGGCTTTGGTATCGAAGATACATCCTCGGAGAATGGTGTCTCGCAGAAGGGGTTGTATATCCGATGTGGGATGAGGATAAACACGTCAGACCTGCACCAGCCGATTTATCTATGAAAACCGTTGGGGTTGATTACGGCATTGTGAACCCAACCGTGTTCCTACTTGGGGGAATTGATTTTGCATCTGGAAACTTCCATGTAAAAAAAGAGTATCATTACGATTCACGCACCACCCTGAAACAGAAGACCGATTCAGAGCTGGCAGATGACTTTATGAATTTTGTCCGTGGAGAAAAAATATCTCGTGCTGCTGTTGACCCGTCAGCCACATCATTTATTGCAGAATTGAGAAAACGCGGGATACCTGTGGTTGAGGCGGTGAATGATGTCATTCCCGGAATTCAGGCAGTATCCCACCTACTTGAACAGGAAATGCTGTTCGTTGATGCAAGTTGCGAAAATCTACGGGAAGAATTCGCTGCATATCTCTGGGACGCATCATATCAAAAGAAAGGAAAAGACGTGCCGAAAAAGGAAAATGACCACTGTGCCGATGCACTTCGGTATTTAATTATGGATTTGACCGGCCAATCAAGAACAGAGATAAGCAGACCGAAAGCAGGGTTGGTTGCACCACAACGAAACACATCACATAGGTATGGAAGAAAGAAATCGGGAGTATTAGGATTATAATGAGTGATAATAAATCTGAAAAGTGGAGATATGGAGACTCGTGGGAAAAATTTCCAATCGAAGAAGGAGAAGTATGGATAGACGAAAAATCCGGGTCAAAAGTCATGGTGCGGGATTTGCGAGAAGAAACGCCCGATTTTATCACAAATGTGGATATGATTTACATGGACCCGCCATGGAATCAAGGGAATGTCAATTCGTTTGTGACAAAGGCGGGGTTGAATACTCATATATCCAGTTTCAACGGGTTTATGGAAACACTGTTTAACAAAATATATGCCATAAACGCGCCCGTGTGTTATTTGGAAATCGGCAAACAATATCTAGAAGAGTTTAAATCCCGATTGAATGTGAAATATCCGGCAATCCAAGAATGGGAAATCACATATTATAAGAAGCATCCCATGTTCTTAATCCGTGGTGGGAATGGTTCAACATCCGCAGATTTCAC